TAACGAGCCCCTCCTAAGGGCTAATTGCAGGTTCGATTCCTGCAGGGGACACCATTTATCAGTTCGCTCCCATCCGCACCAGTCCGCAAAATCCCCTGAATATCAAGCCTTCCGTAGATTTACAGTTCGTCATGGTTCGCGTCAGATCGTTGACAGCCGCACTCCATGACGGGTAAAAAGTGGATAAAATAATTTTACCCACCGGATTTTTACCCATGCTCACCGTTAAGCAGATTGAAGCAGCAAAGCCGAAAGAAAAACCATACCGCCTTCTCGATGGTAATGGCCTGTACCTTTATGTTCCTGTATCCGGGAAAAAGGTATGGCAGCTTCGCTACAAGATTGACGGTAAGGAGAAAATCCTGACCGTCGGAAAATATCCGCTTATGACTTTGCAGGAAGCAAGGGATAAGGCATGGACTGCGAGGAAAGACATCTCGGTTGGCATCGATCCGGTAAAGGCGAAAAAGGCTTCGTCTAACAACAATTCATTTAGTGCGATTTACAAGGAATGGTACGAGCACAAGAAGCAAGTCTGGTCAGTAGGCTATGCAACTGAACTTGCCAAAATGTTTGATGACGACATTTTACCCATCATCGGCGGTCTTGAGATTCAGGATATTGAGCCGATGCAACTGCTGGAAGTAATCCGCAGATTTGAAGATCGCGGTGCAATGGAGCGAGCCAACAAAGCCCGCAGAAGATGCGGCGAGGTTTTTCGTTACGCTATTGTCACCGGAAGGGCTAAATATAACCCGGCACCTGACCTTGCAGACGCCATGAAAGGATACCGCAAGAAGAACTTCCCGTTCCTTCCAGCAGACCAGATGCCTGCATTCAACAAAGCACTGGCAACATTTTCAGGAAGTATCGTATCGCTCATTGCGACCAAAGTTTTACGCTACACAGCCCTAAGAACGAAAGAGCTTCGTTCCATGCTATGGAAGAACGTCGATTTTGAAAACAGGATTATCACCATCGACGCCAGTGTGATGAAGGGACGCAAAATTCATGTGGTCCCGATGTCAGACCAGGTGGTTGAACTTCTCACTACGCTAAGCTCCATCACCAAACCAGTATCAGAGTTTGTTTTTGCCGGACGCAACGATAAGAAGAAGCCAATCTGCGAGAACGCGGTATTGCTTGTGATCAAACAAATCGGCTATGAAGGTCTGGAAAGCGGTCACGGATTCAGGCATGAATTCAGCACGATTATGAACGAGCACGAATGGCCTGCTGACGCTATTGAAGTGCAGCTGGCACATGCCAACGGCGGATCTGTGCGCGGTATTTACAACCATGCTCAGTATCTCGATAAGCGCAGGGAGATGATGCAGTGGTGGGCGGACTGGCTTGATGAAAAGGTGGAGTGATCCACCTTAACCCATATCGAATAGAACAAAGTCTTGCAATCCAGTGCAAAGCTTTGTGTGCATCAGTTTTTTATAAGTTAATATGATACAGATATCTCACCTGTTGAGAAGTTCCCTGCGGATCCCTCTCTACTGCAAAGGGCATATTTTTTATCAACAACATCCCTTGAGTCAGTTGCCACTATCTCATGGCATATATTATTTGCCGACCTATGTACATACGTATTTACTATCGGCTTAGATGAAGATGAACCCTTAGCTCTCGAACCATCGATAAGACAGTCAGACACTGACATAAATCCTGAAACAAGGTTGTTACTCACATCCCAATCTATGGCCATTTTGTCAAAACAAACACTGCCAAGCATATATGTGTTTCCACCAGAATAGCCTACAAACCTACGTAATACACCACCATCATGCTTGATGTAGCTCCTTGTCATTCCTGATGTGATATTCATATATGCAATATCCATATTGCACTCAATTCCGTAAAGGCAAGATGCATATTCTTGCCTGTATCCAACATAACATACAACTTTACATCCAGTTGATTTAGCTGGAGTCAATTTAATTACAGGAATATCTCTTGTAGATGCATCATGATATGAAATTGCTAACTCAAATCTTGCGTCTTTACCATTAAAAGTGCTACCAGTAAAATCTATCAATGACGGCATTTTAAAGTCACGCAAAGGTGATGGCTGTGTTTTAAAGTTATTTTTAAATGATAAAATATTGAGTGTTACCTCAGAAGGCCAGTATATATTCGTCTGTACAATTATATTCTTCGGAAGATGTAAAGTGCGCGGCTGGACAGGGTTCCCGGACGCGATAACATTGTCTGAACGACACAAAATCATATCCACCAAACCGGATGAACCCTCTGGAATACGAACGGATCCACCACGGACTATGAAATCACCTTTATGTTCACCGTAATCCGTACGTACTCCAAACGGCCCTATGTGAGAATTGATGATCTGTGTGGCCTCGTCGAACGCCCCAGTACCAACCATGACGCCTCCAGGTATCAGGCAATTATCAACAAGAATCTTTGAGCACCCATAGTGCATGTGAAAGCTATAAAGATTACTGTCTCTCACAACCACATCCCTGCAATAGTTGCCATCAATAGACCTCCACCCCTTACCCACTTCGCAGCCGATAAAAGTATGTTTAAGGGTGTACTCCATAGCTACGGTATAACGAGAATTATTATCCGTCTGCGTAATACCCGCACTCGTTAATCTCCAGTTAACTCCGTAGGTGGTAGAGCTACCAAAAATATTAGAATCTGTAGCTGTCATCCCCATGTCATTAAAGTAAACAACCTCAACATCAACTAAAGAACGTTGGATATCAAAAGCATAGCGTGAAAATTGACCAGTGAAACGCGGCAATACAATTTTATTACGCTTATTTGGTAGCTTAAATAACGTACAAGTTACGGGGTCGTTGTAAGTATTTTTAAGACTGTAAGCCAATTCCCCTGACTTAGTCATAAAGTTCACTTCACCTTTATATTTTGGGCTGAATACACCACCAAGCAACCTATAGAGATCAACCTCTGTTGGACTTATTATTTTGACGATCGAATTACCCCACCCTGTTAAATCCTCAACACAAGAAAAAACTGAGGTTAATTCGTTCAATGGGTATGTTGATATATTAACTTCCTTTATATAACTATCATCATCCCTTTCATCTTTATACACAACCTTTCCGTTTGTTAAGTGGAAAGTACAATTACTCAAATCAAAATCACCATATAGATGTGTTTCTTTATCTATGGTGAAAGTTAGTGGCACGCTTGAGTAGATTTTCACTGGATTTCCTTTAAACTCAGCAAAAACAGAATTCAACTGATCGCTATTTCTTTCACCATCAGCAGCAGCTATATCGTATACAGAAAGCCTGACCTCTAACCCCCCTATTATTTTGTAACCGTCTGGCGAACTAATTTCATCCATGAACCTTTGCTCAAACTGGTCAGGGTCATACTTCAGCACATTCGGAAAATAGAACTGCTGAGAACCGTACGCATCGTATACAGCCATAGAATGGCCTTGCACAGTTACGAATTTGGCAATCTGTCCGTTATATACAGGATACCCGCCAGCGTTAATGATGATTGGCTGTGCAACAGGAACGAGAGAACCGTCTTCGTTTTCCACATAAACCTGAATCCGGTTTTCAGGATTTACCGGGTCAGTGTCAATTTTCCCGATATAAATTTTTCCATTGGCTACGGCTTTAAAAGAACGAGCCATAGTGAAGAGTTGCGAAGGCATCGATACGATCACATTGGCTGTAATGTCTGTCATTTAATTTGCTCCAGATACAAGGAAACGTCGCTGAGTGGCTACGGTGAATTTTGGGCATAAAAAAACCCAGCCGAAGCTGGGTCGTTGCGTTGGTTATCTGTCAGTAGTTATGTACTGAAGGAGGTAATTCTTTATTCTTGAGTCTCATCCATGCGGAAAGATTCGTTGGTCCATCTGGCTCATTAATATCAACATCTCGTGTGTGGTTTATTAAAACGTCTCTCGCCATTCCGATAACATACGAGAATTCATGACCGTAGTCGTAGCATCTGCCGGAATAGTTCGATTGAATTTGTTTTAATGCCGGATACAGTTCGCGGAATAATGCCTGTGAGCGGTTGGCATAATCCCATAACCATACAAGGCTGTTTTCTTCTTTTGCAGAAAGCTCGTTGGTTTTCTTCTCTTGTTTGCCGATGAACTCACCTTCAAGCACTACCCTGTGGATGTACTCTACGGCCAGCGGGATTTGTTCAATTGAAAGTTCATCAATGCTGTCAATACCAAAACGCTGATGAACCATATTGTATGCATCGTCATAGCGAAGTCCTTTCTTTCCTACCAGCATGTTTACTGCATCGCGTAGCGGCGTTCTTTCCTCAACAGTGGTTTTCTTGCCTTTCACATACTCGCCATGTTTGCGAATTGAAGGTAGAACTTCTGCTGTTACCCACTTGCGGAATTTGTGCGGGACCGAACCTTTATTGACAGCATCGCGGCAGCGCAGAACCAATGTATACATACCTGATTCGCTAACAATGCTTAGATTCTGCTCACCACCAAGGGTGTAACTTAAAGTTACTCCCTTTTCATCGTCATCAAGTGCAGTAAGCGCCTTGCGTGAGTTAGTCAGGGTTAAAGCATCACAAACATCTTTTGCTACAAACCACGGCTCACCGCATTTGTTGATGACGCGGATTTCACTGTCGCCGAATTTGAAGATGGTGAAATCGTTTTGTGCCTTTGCTATACTTTTCATGTCAATATTTCCTAATCCGATTTGTTGATACCGAAGCCCTGACTGTTCCCGCAGTTGGGGCTTCAACTTTACGCGCCAATGCGCCCTTCCTTCTTAAAGCTTTCCATTACTCTCTGATAAATCTCAGAGTTAACAGACCGACCATTCTCTTCCGCCACCTTGCGTACCAAATCCAATACTTCTTTAGGCCACCGCAAATTGAACTGCGGCATCTTGCTCATTCCTTTCATATTCACCTCACAATATAGGTCCACGGTGGACCTATTGAGAATATAGTAGAGTGCTTCTATCATGTCAATACACTAACTTGGAGTGATGGCATGGCTAGAGATGATCCGCACTTTAACTTCCGTATGCCTATGGAAGTAAGGGAGAAATTAAAATTCAGGGCGAAGGCGAATGGGAGATCAATGAACTCCGAGTTGTTACAAATCGTCCAAGATGCTCTATCAAAACCATCGCCTGTGACTGGATATCGCGACGATGCAGAACGACTCGCTGATGAGCAGTCAGAGCTTGTTAAGAAGATGGTGTTTGATACGCTGAAGTATTTGTACAAAAAACCCACCTGAAGGTGGGTCCTATTTATTAGTCTTGCTTTGTTGATGGTATAAGAGATGCGTTTGCCTCTTTTGGCTTCAAGGTATACATCCCACCATTAAAAGGATCTACAGCAAGCCAACCAATTAACCCACCAAACACAAGGTTTCCACCAATATACCAACCATTAGCATTGGCTTTGATTGGCAGGGTAACTGGTTCGTACCCATCCTTTTCCATAGTGATCTGGTAGCTCTTTTTGCCAAAATAACTACCATCTGACTTGGCAAGAGTTACTCCTTGCGGGGTCTTGCCTTGCGCAACAATCACGCCTGATTCGTCTTTTACTTTAAAGCTCGCACCGGAAGGATTGCTGTTCACTTGCACGAGCTGTGTTTCGTCACCAACAATAGTTGCGCACCCAGATAACAATATAGCGCCAGCAACAACGCCGATAATCCTCTTCATATCAATTTCCATATTTGAAAAAACCGGAAACATCCTAATGACAAACCATTCAAATGTGAAGTAGGCAAAAGATGTTTACTTTTTTCATGGTATCCTGCTCAAAACTAAGGAGGTTGGTGTGTATACAACAGTTATCGTGATAGCTATCGCACTCATTGTGGTTCAGTACCAACTGGCATCTTTAAAACAAAAGATATCTGACCTCAAGACTGAGAACGAAGCACTTAAAAACTCAATAAAAGATGAGAAGAACAAACTATCATTCACTATATCTGATATTGAGCAATCCATTGAAATTATTGAGAATAATATTAACAGACTAAAAAAAGAAGATATTCATGAAATCAATGACAATATCAAGGATTTGAAATCTTGGCTTAGGAATGTAGGACAAATCGCCACATCAACACGAGATAAGCTCAATCCATCCATGGATGATTAATTACTCCTGTGCTATTCCGCTTAGCGACGCTACAATGCCAGCCCTCGCTAAGCGATTGAACTCTTCGTTTCCAACTGCATCACGTATTGCTTTTACGGCGGCTTTATTTGCCATAAATCTGCGTTCCGCCGCCGCTAATGCTTCTTTACTTCCGCCAGCTCTTACTGCTTTCGTGGCTTCCTGAACTGCTTTCTCTATCGCATATCGACCGCTACGCGTGGTGGCAATTTTAGATACAGCACCTTTTAACCCGGCGCCAACTAAAGCACCTGCGGCCGCGCCTGCAATGCCCCCACCTGCTCCACCAACAATGGCACCCGACGTTGAGTTTGCAATTGCATTTAATACTGTTGAGGTAACGTTGGATAAACCAGCGTCAAGATCACGTAGAACATTGGCTGTTCTCCCTGTTCTTTCAATATACTGCTGAGGCTTCACTGCCGCTCTTGCAAGAGTGCCATATGCATCAGCAATTCTTCCAAGTTCTGAGGAATATCTGCTAATGGCTTTTACATTTTGTGGGGTAAGTATCCCTGCGATATGGTTAATTCCTGCTGCATCAGATTTGCCACCACGTACACCATGCGAGATAGCATCCTGCAACATTGATGATATAGCAGGAACACGCTCTGATTCTGGCAGCGCGCGGATCATAGAATGGAATCCAGCAGGACCATTAAGACCTTTAGCTGACGATGATTGAAGAGATTTTACTCCATTCGTAATCAGTGCATCTGTTGCCAAATCACGCCCAAAAACAGACTCTGCACTCTCTTGTGCGGATAGCCTCGCTTTAGACAGATCATTAGCTTTTTGCCAGTCATCAAGAAATCCGCCGTTTTCCGCCATTGTGCGCATATCATCAGTAATTGCCCGGCGTATTTCCCCTGCTCTCCTTGCCGCATTTGCCTCTCCGCTACGCTTATATTTTTGCTCAGCATCAGCAAATTTCGCTCTCCATGCTTTCATGCCATCAAATGTTACTCCACCTTGATTGTTTGCCTGAACAAACTGTTTCATTTCAGGAGTAAGCGGTATGCCAGCAGATCGCTCTGCCTGAATAACGGCATTACCATTTAGCATTCTTGCTTTTTGATTTGGCATTGTTGACCGCACGTCATCCCATGCCGCGCGCTCGGCATCCTTCATCTGATCAAGATTTTGAAGAATCCTTTGTTTTATAGCCGCACTTTTTTCTGATGCCGTTCCAGATGCGGCCCCAAATTCATCAAGGTTTCGACTTAACTTTGATGATATTTCGTTAAATGCTGCCTGATGGGCATCCTGAACAATTCCTGGTGTTGATGCCAATGCGCCTTCGGCTTGTGCAATTCCACGACTTCCAGATCGCATTCCTGGTGTTAATGCGTTTATATCAATTCCAGCAGACTCAGCCGCTTTTGCTACATCTTCGGACACATTAGCGGCCTGACTGGCAATTGACTGACGCCCAGCACCTGACTTTGCCATCCTGGAAACATCATTAGCAGAATTCAGTGCTGCACCACCAAGAGCCTGTGAAACTCTTGGCGCAATAACGCGCCCGACACCTGAAAGAACGCCTTGAGCACCAATATTGATACCACCGTTAATGGCAGCATTTTGTGCAAAGTCGCCCTCCTGATTTGCAGCATCAGCAAGAGAACCTGCAATCATGTTTCCTGCGGAACCGATATCTCCAGCGAGCTTTGCTGTCGCTCCAACAGCTTTTGCCGCTGTGCCAATTGGCAGGAGATACCCACCAATTGTTTCACCGGCTTGTGCGTAAGGGTCTGTCGGTCGATCGACAGGGCGATAAACATCATCCAAAACCTTGGGGCCACCAAGCCCCTGACTGATTGCATTAATCAGACTTGCGCCACCCTGCAATACGTCAAATGGTATGTTTACCAGACCACGACCAGCCTGTTCTGCAATTTGCCCTGCACTTTGACCACCAGTGAGCCAATCGCCAGCTTGTTGCATCAATGATGGTTCTTCCCGTGTTGGTGCATTATTGGCCTGATTAACTGTTTGTTGCTGAACAGCCTGACCAGCAAAATACTCATCAATGGCGGTGCCAATATCTTCGGTGCTCGTACCATCAGGAAAGGTAAATGTCTTACCGTTTGCAGTTACTTTCATCATTCCACCGTAAATTGAATGCCTGATTTTGACGTGTAGCTACCTCCTGCTGATTGCTGAGTAGGCGGCTGTTGCATTGATGATTTCTTCCCTCCATTACCGACATTAACGTTATATTGCTGGTTGTAATTGTCGGTATATTGCTGAATGTCGCGCATTGATTGTTGCAGTGCTTCAGGGCTTGAGAAATCAACCTGTGGCATACCTTGAAAATACATCTTTGCTTCTGCAACGGTGTTGATACCGGATGCCCCCATGTCTCTGGCTGCTGCAATGCCCTGATTCTGCATCTTTCCTTGGATTCGCTGTGCAGCGTTGTATAGTTTCCTCTGATCACCACCAGATGCACGGCTACGAATATCTGCACCAAGAGCAGGAGAACCTGAAGAGCCTGTAATGCCAGTCATGAAGCCAAGATCGTCAATTGATGCACCAGAAATTGCATCAAGATCTTTCTTCATTGCGTAATTCTGCGCGCTTGCTGCCGATGTAGCCGGAGCGGCAATAGAGCCAGCAGGGACGCGAACCATATTCCCCTCGTTGTCGATACCTTCGTAGAACGCATTAGCCCCAGCGCCGTGAAGCTTCCCGCCTACCGTTACAGTTCTGCCATCTGCTAACTGAACTGTACGCTCATTATTCCCAACCGACCCTTTCATTGATGCTCTCTGCATCGATAAATCCTGACCGCGCATCGTGATATTCTGACCACGCGCTGTTAGCGCCTCGCCAGCCTGATTGCTGCGGATTGTCTCTGCCAGTCTGCCTCGGTCAATTTCACGACCAGCCATCTTGTCCTGAACAGCAAACGCCTTTTCTGGTCCAAGCGCACCGAGAGACATAGTAGTCAGCATGTGTGATAGCTGCTCTGGATTCTGGATACCTGTCTGAATCATCCAGTCAGCATTCGCACCCACACGATTTAACCTGTCCTTGTTGTCAGTAATGAATTTACTGTAGGCTTCCGGTCCCTGAGAAAGAGCGACGTTAGCCCTCATGGCTAAATCGCCCATATCGTTGCGTTGCTGATCATTAAGACCGGAAAACGCCTGTTGTGCCTGTGCAACAAACGCTGGATTTTCCTGGGCAAACTTAAATAGTCCCGATGGATCACCAGAAGCCCATGCATCAGCGTGAACCTTATTGAACGCACTAATAGCTTTCTGTTGCTGTTCCTGATTGTAAATATCAGCAACTCCAGCCAGACCACGTAACGCGGTCAGGCCAACGTTATTTGCACCTGAGCGAGCCAGTTCATTGTTTTCGCGGATCAGACCAAGCGTTGCGTTAATGTCGCTTGCCTTTGGCGCATTCTCATTTTGCGTACCGATGCCAGCCAGAAAACCACCAGAATTAATACCCTGTTGCCACGTAGCCATGATTACCCCTTAAAACAACGAGCCAAGCAGACCAAGACCGCCGCCGATCGCAGCCCCCCACGGAGTTGATGAACCAATTAATTTCGCAAGTCCAGCCCCAGCAATAGCACCAGACGCACCTCCGCCAATAGCAGATTGCATTGCTGATGGTCTGTTGGCATTTGCCGCTGCAAGAGCCGCACTTTGCTGCGAAATCTGACTCATGTTGTTGGCATATGTCTGCCCGGCGTTTGCCTGACCTTGCAGTGCGCCAAGACCAATGTTTGCCAGATTCTGGTAGTTGTTCATCTGACCAGACAGCCACTGCTGACCAAGCGTTGGTGCGATTGTTGCTAACTGATTACCGGTTGCAGTGGAACCCAATCCACCTGTTGCTTCCGCTGCCGCCAGACTCTGATAGCGAGCCTGACCAGCAAGATCTTTGTACTGCTGAGAGTTGTAATACTGGTTAAGTGCCTGACCTTGCCCTTCCAGAGACGATAAGTTCTCGAGGCTGCCGACATACATATCAGCCAGAGGAGTAAACGGCTTCAGGTTGTTCATGATGGTGTTGAACTGCTGATTTTGCAGGTCTGCGGCATACTTCTGGGCTTCTGCTGCATACTTTGCGCTTTTATCAGAACTGCCACCTTTCCCGCCTTTTTCAGGGCAATAAGGTTCCTCGCCGCGCAGTTTTCTGCCCAGCTTAAATGCATATAACATGGCTATCTCCCGTGATTCAGAAATTCGATTAGTTCTTCGCGTGTAGCACTGTAAAATGTCACGTCATCCACGCCTTTGAAGTATTTCTTGATGGTTCCTACACGATTAAGGCCAATCATTGCGCAGTACATCTGCCCGTGGCGGAATTTGCGCGCAGCGAACGATGTGACACACTGAACAGTGGTGTTAGTCAGAATGTATCGCCAGAACTCCAGCCCGATTTCCTTGCTGAAGCCACGAACCTCTGGCAGGTACATGGCGTGGCAATCGAATGTAAGCGGCTGAATCTCCTGATAGTAAACAATGCCGCCGAACTGCCCGTGCACGTTCACCTCAAAGTAACGGCAATCAGGTTTGTAGTCGTATCCATCACCGTTGTTGCTTCCGGCAATAATGTCAGGGTGATTTCCGACTGCTTCGATCAGGTCGATGTTTCGCGTTGGTTTGAATGTAATCATCAGTCAATCAACCCATGAGTCCGTAATGCATCTTCCAGAGCTTTGATACGCTGCCGCGCCTGCTGCAATCCTGTAGCCATAGCCGACACCTCAGACCGTGTGTATGTGGCACTTACCGTGTATGTCTGGTTAGCGTTGAATGAGCCGCGAAGAGCCGTACCTGTAGCCGCTGTCCACCCTGTCTGACGAGCACCAATAACCTTGGTGCCGCCGACCGAATAGGATGTTGTTACATTGAGGGGAGATGCCAGCGATTGTGTTGCAGTGGCTGTTTTCGATACATAGTCGTCCTGTAATGCAGAAATGTTGCTCTCAGCAGTCGTAACCCGGCCATCAAGAGCGCTGACGTCAGCCTGTAAAGTGACTATTTCTCCTTCAGCCGTGGTTAGTCTGACATCCAGCGCTGCAATTGCCGCAGTATTCGCAGCAATACGGATTTCATGGTCATCTACTTCAATGCGGAGCTGACGAATTCTTTCTTCGTGATCGACCAGAATCACATCCTGCTCATCGTTCCTGACTTGTGCGTCATAAGCACCATGTCCGGCCTCGTTGGCCTTGTTCGCCACGTTACCAACATCAGCACCCTGTGCAATAACGTACAGCAGATATGACTGCGAGAAGATATTGCGTGGAAGGATTGATGTATCGAGCCGCGTCGCCTGCACAATAACAGGGGTGTTGAGATTCGAATCAGCCATTACTCAATCCTTATCTGGCAACCAGACAGGGTGACAGGTGACTTAGTGATAACGCGCAATTTGAAGCCGACATTTTTCCTGATGCGCCCGACACGCTTCCACAAAACGCGTTTGTCGTAAACGAACGGTTCATTCTGCTCAATCATCTGCTCACGCCCATAATTTATGCCGTCAGTGGTTGCAGAGAGGAACAGGCGGTCGGCGTACTGAGCTACGCCAGTGGATGATTCCACCTCCAGATCGAAGCATCTGGCGTTATCCGCTTTGAACAGTGGAGTAAACAGCAGGTGTTCCTGTTGAAGCCCATACTGACTGCTGATATCGAACTGCAATTTCCCGGTCACCGATTCCAGCTTATCGCCGCACGTTATCTGATTTCCTTCGTAAATGAAGTCGATAGCGCGGTACACATCGTCATACAGACCTGTTTTCAGCACACACCATTGCGGACCATTGGCACTTGAAGATGCGTCGTATACCAGGACATGGCGCGGAAGGTGGATAATCAGCAACTCATGCGCATCAAATCGCAGAGACTCCATCACGCCATCAGCCAGTTCATCAGCAGTGTAGGAGCGGAGGATTTTCTCAATGCTCGCGCTGGCGATTGGTGAAACCTGACCGGATCCGATGATGTATACAGACGGAGCACCTGTTGCCGGATTGCTGATGAACGCATACGAATCAGCAAACGGCGTTTTGCAGTAAGTCCCGGCAATGCCTTTTTGCACCATCAGCGATGGCTGTGCGACATACAAAGCGGCACCAACGGTGGTTGCCCCAGTCAGGGAGAAATATTCAATCGTCGATGAACCAAAACAGACGATGAAATCTCGCCATGTGCCGATACCTATGATGCCGTCCGGCTGAGATTCTGCGCGATATTGAGCACTGTAACGGTCAGGGTGCGATTCGTCTTCAAGGTCAGTGATAAACCATGAATCAGTACCGTCTTTTGACCACGCATAACGCCCACGTAAGCGCGTAATGTCGCGGACTGAGCCTAACTCATACTGCGTGAATCCGCTGTCTGTAGGCCAGTTTGAGACGGTTTTAACCGTGCCATCATAGCGATACTCGACCAGTTGACCATTAACGCCTACCGCCTGTGATGTCCGACCATGCGCCATTGATACGCGACCACTTCCGGCAACATCACCGACTTCGCTTTCGCCTTTGTAGAGCTTGCCGCCACACACACGATAGACAGCATTCTGCGCCATGTTGTACTCGACGCCGCGAGATACACCATTCACATCAGAACGTTTGGCAATGCCCGGGAATGAGCGAAGATATCCCGATGAATTCAACACCTCCTTGGGCGTAGCTAAAAGATTGACTGGAAGTTGGTCTATATAATCAGCATTAACCGCACTTTTCCCTAATCCCTTCATTAGTGGTAGTTGTTGTATTGCCATTGGAATCAACCTTTATATGAACCCAGTTAGCATCACGCTTTAGCCTACTTGCCCAGGTCTTAGATATCCCGTACTTAGCCGCAATTACTGACAAGCTTTCTTTTGATGACTTGATTGCAAGAACATCGTCATCACTCAACTTGTGTTTTGGGTGCTTGGTTCCGAAAAACTTGATTGGTTTCTTTAATCCTGTGGCGTATGCATGTTTGATGTTTTCGCTTTGAGTGCACCACTCAAGATTATTGACGTTATTATTGAGTGGATTGCCATCAATATGATTTACCTGAGGCTTGTTTTCAGGATTTGGCAGGAATGTAATTGCAACGATTCGATGGGCAAAAGTCCATTTTGCTCCGATATTATAAAGCACCCTTCCCTGATTTATTTTAGGCTTTAACCAGCGCCCCTTTCTGAGTTGCGTGCTGCCATGCGCAGCCTTAACAACACGTGAGTGAGAATACACCCTGCCATCTTCTGTTACGGCATAAACACCTTCAAATCCAGGTATATCTTTAGCATTCTCAGAAAGCATATCTACTCCTTAAAGTTTCGATTTTTCATGTACTTATTATATCAAAATTGCCAGCATATTCACTGGCAGATAGTCGATATAGTCGGCGTTTCGAAAGTCTTTGCCGACACCTTTCATAAGCGGAAGTTGCTGAATCGGCATTATTCGCTCCCGTTATCGCAAGGTTCCTTTCGGTGGAAGTAATTCCAACCGTTCCACTTCGCCAACTGGTTTCCACTGCCAACAGGCATACGGTTTGGATAACCGGACTTACATTTAGCGGCTTTTGCTCTGTCCATTGCAGACAGTTTGACGAGTCGCTCTTTCCCGTATCTGGCAGTGGTTATAAGTTTTGCTGACGCTTCCAGCGCATAATCTGGAGCAATGCGGCAGGCAAGGTTGAAAATGACGGCATTTATAGCGTTATTTGATAATCCGTGCTCATCTCCCGGATCTGGAGCGACATCTGCATCAGCAAAAATGTAGCCAACGTTGATACCAGGTGACACATCACCGCCAAGCCATTCAGCCATCATCATTTCAAGGTCGTTGACGCCATCTTCCATGGACTGCGGTTCGACATCGGTTAACGTGGCATTTGATGCCACACCGAGCTTACGTAATGCCGCAAGAACTAAATCACCCTTCGTTGTCAGGTTCATCTGCTGCCGCCTTAGGTTTTCGACCAGGCTTTTTACGCTGTTTTTCTTCTGGCTCTGGCTCTGCAACATCCTTCAGAAGATCATCAGGATGTGCAAACCAGCCAGCATCCAGATATTCCTGAAGCTCTTCGGCTTTCACGATTTCAAAGTCGTATCCAACGCCTTTCCACTTCTTCATGTCTCCATGACGAAAGATCATGTGTGTCATGCTTGTCTCCAGATAAAAAAGGGAGCCGAAGCTCCCTCTGGTTATCACGCGGTCTGGTTAGGCAGACCAACACCAATTGCCTCTGGTCGTACAGCACATGCTGAATACCACACAGCAATACGGCACTTGCCAGACAGAGTGTTGATATCCCCCTGCGTTGCGAAGATGCCGTTAACACCAATACCTGGAATGCTGAAGGAAGAAGTTTTCATGCCAGCAAACAGTTCATGGGTTACCGGAATCGGCTGAGACAGCAGGCGGATTGAGTCATCAGCCCAGAACACGTTAGCGGTGGTTGTTGCCACGTTCAGAACGTTTACCGGAGTGGTATCAGCAAGAGAGGTGTTTACGTTAGCGTAAGCCTTCTCTTCTTTTGTCAGTGACGCGTCATCCAGCGCAATCGGCTTCGGCGTGATTTCGATGTGAGTACCATCTATCACACGGGTGATTGAGAAAGTCGCATCATCAGTCAGCACGTTCTTCGCCATCTGAGACAGGAATTTCACACCAGTGAAGCTGATTTTGTCGCCGCGCTTAAATCCGGTGGTGGAGGATACGGTCACCGTTGCAACACGGTTGTCGACGTTCTCTTTGTTACCATCGGTATCAAGGGTGTATGCCTGCGGCTTAAACTTCTGCGCACCAGAAACAGTTACACCAGTAGCGGTTGACTTGGTAACTGCCGGAAGTTTCGGTGAGCGAAGAATTTCATCAAAGCCAGCAATCTGACGCTGAATAGTACCGTTACGATACGCTTCTTCAGGAACGCGCCCAAAGATGTCACCATCTACCAGGTTGCGGCCTGCTTTGCGGTAATCGTCAGGGTTCAGGAAGTAACTGATGCCCATATCGCGGTTTAGCTCACGGGAGAACATCAGGCGCTCTGCATCAGACACAAAATCCCAACCAGACAGGCCAGTAGATGGACCAATTGCGCGGGTATCGTGAACAACAAGTGAGCCCATTTCAGTTGCCTGTTTGGCAATTGCTGACTCAATGTTATTCGCCAGTTTTTTGGCGGATGCCTGGATGCGGCGACGGTAAGAACGCTCATCACGCAGATCATCTGCACGAAGCTCGAAGAAATCGTTATCCGGATCGCCCATGTTGCATTTCACGGAGAGTTCCAGAATCCCGGTTGCGTTGCCAGTTAAATCCCAGCCAGTCTGGGTTGGCGCTTCCTGCTCAACAGGCATCCACACGGTGTTGCTTGAACGCTGCATGGATTCTGCCGGAGGGGTGTATTTTGTCACTTTGGACGCCATTGGCGTCAGGTTCTGGACGGTTTCGATGATTTCATCCAGAGCATACGTGACCAGTTGACCTTCATTTAATGCCATTATCGAATTCCTTTATTCAGTTGCGCCTTAAGCTTGCGGTACGTCTCTACATCCCCTTTGTTTGCTGCCGCTTCCATCTGCTTTTCAATCGCAGAGATATTTGCAGCAACAGCGTGCCCCTGAATGGGTTCATCAGGTAACGGGGCTTCTGAAACAGGCTTGGCTCGAGGCTTGAGAGTTAAACGTTCTGACAGTCGAGTGAGTTCAATCAGCGCGGATTGCCCGTCCATCGCCAGCAACTGGCGTGTTTTCTCAGGATTAGCACCAAGGTGATACATGAGAGCGGCGGATTTCTCCGGGAAGAGGCGCATGATGTCGGCACCGACTGCTGGCGGCACCAGTTGCATGAATGCATCCTCTTTCTCCTGATAGTCAGGGATATTGAGCTTTTCCGCTGCGTCGTAGTGCTTACGGGCTGCCTCGACGTATTGCGCTGATTGCTGGGTGAACTCCTGAGTTTTGCGACCCTGCTCGGCGACAGCCTGGCTTCGTGCGTCCATAGCCTTGATCTGCCATTCACTGTTTGCCTGCTGGAAGGCAGCCAGTGCGCGGCTCTGGTCATAGTCGTACTTAGCCAGTGCATCTTCGGAAAGATAATCGTTAGGGTCTGGTTGTTTTGGTAACTCAGGGTTCACCCGCAGGTGCTCCGGCAACTCTCCACGCTTAACCGCTTCCATCTGCTGCTCAAGCTCACGCTGGCGTTTGCGTTCAATGCGGCGACGGGCAAATTCAGCATTAGTTGCCGGGTCTTGTTTTGGTTTCTCATCGTCTTTCAGGACAATCTCGAAGCCTTCTTCCTGACCTGCGTTGTCGTTGGCATTATCGACAACTAAGCCATCAGCAGATGCCGCTGCATGATTGCCGGGCAGGGTTAATTCTTCAGAAGCCTGAATGTCGGTGGTTTGGTCCATGATTAACTCTCTCTTATTGAGGTGTCTCGGCTACTCCGCCGGAGGGGATTTGAACTTGACGCATAAGATTCGCGAAATCCATGCGTTGTGAATGAGTCTGGTCTGCATCTTTAAGAAGCAGCTCAGCGTTAGCACGAGCATCTTTGCTGCGCTGTTGCTGGAATTGACCTACGAGCTTGAGGTACTCACGCAGTTCTGCCTGCTTGTCGAGGTCCATATTGTTGAAGATTTCTGCAATCTTCGCGGCGTTGAGTTGGTTTTGGGCTTCAACCTTGGCAGCTTCAACCTGAATCTGCGCCTGTTGGTTCTCTGCCTTGAGCAATTCAGCCTGACCTTGCAGAAGGATACCCTGCGCCTGAATTTGCTCTGCTGATGGCTGCTGCGGCTGTTGTTGTGCCTGCTGCACCATCTCCATCTCTTCAGGTGTTTCTGGTTTCTTCAGCCCCATCATCACCAGTTGCTTGTTCGCGTACTCTCGCATCATCTCGACGCCTTTACCGTCAAGCAGCGTGAAGTATTGCAGCATCAGCATCTGGAACTCTGGAGTACCTTGCGGAACCTTGGTGAGTAACTCCTGAATCTCTGCGCGGTTCTGTTCCTTCATACTCTGGAAGGATGGTCCAACGTCTGTATAGCACTCATAGCGACCGCGAATGTCGTTGAGTGTGACCACATTGCCAGACTGGTAATCTACAACTTGCGCATAGAGTTGAATGTCTTTCTCGCTTCCATCTTCAAGTGTCAGCGTTACATGGCGAGGAACGTCATAAATATCGTTGACCATTGAGGCATAAATCTCGCCATCACGTCGCATTGCGGTAGCCAGGTTATCCTGAAACACGTATGTCTCAAGGTCTGCCCGCATGTTCAGTTGATTGACGGTATCGAAAGCGACCTGACCATTTGCCTCCTGCGCATCCACGCCAAGACTAGCCACCTCTTTCACTGCGTTGGTGGCAGCCTCAAGCATGTAAGCGTTGGCTTGCGGCACTTCAGGGTTTTCCATGTAGGAGATTGGACCAATCGGCAGGTCGTTACCGTTTTCATCGGTCCTGTTCTGCAGATAGTACGGATAGTCATCATTTCCACCGTACATGTATTCGTAGCCTTCGATTTGCTCAGGGAAGAAGGTAGGTTTCTTCTTCGGTGAACGAGCAACAATATCGGCGTTGAACGACATGATCATGTTACGAAGGCGTTGACCGTCTTTCGTCAGCCTTACCACTCCTTCGTAGCACTCCTTGTCACCAGCGAATGACCATTCGCCATACACTGGAACGATTGGAATATGCTCTCCGGCTATCTTCTCGCGGTCTTTCAGTATCTGCGTGCAGGTGATGATCGACTTATACACACGCCGACGCTTCAACTTGCGCTCTGCTACCTTAATGAATCCACGATTAGCCAGGTCGTCGATGACGTCTTTGATATCCTGCTGGTAATAGCTGACCGGCTCACCTGTCAGCGGGTCGCGGTAGATGAAGACTTTCTCTTTCTTCTCTTCTACCTCGTAATACTCAGCGACGTAGACGACATCATTCGATACCCACGGAAACAGCCATGTGTCGTTCGGATTCTGGAAAGATGGCAGGGTGTCCGGATCAATACCGTAATCCTCTGCGAACTCTTTCCAGCCATTGCGTGACAAAGCGTTAATCACCGTGCAGTGCTTAGCGTCGCTCTTATCCATCTGCTTGCTGTTGGCGTCCCATATGACGTGTGAGCAGGCTTCATGGATTGGCAGGCGTCGGATTACCTGATTGTTGCTTGTTGGGTCGTTGTCTTCGTACTGTGTGACCAGACGCCATGCACCAACGCCGGACTCTATCTGCTCACGAACGCCAACGTTAACGGCAATCTTTGCCGTGTTATGGCGCATATCAGTACGATACATCCCCATCAACACATCGGCTGCCTCAGGATTAGCGCCGTCTTTGGGTCGGAAGAGAACGTCGATAGGGTTCCGGCGCATCTCTGCGACCAGTTTCCTGACCACTGGGCGGACAACATCGAATTGTCCGCGATATTGCAGGGTGGTGTAGTTTGATAGCCAGTCATCCCATTGCGACACTCGGCTAAAATACAGGTCATTTGTCGCCTCGGTTCTGGCTTCATCGCTCGCCATCCAGTCCGCGTCAAACTTACACAGAATGGAATTGAGTCTGTTTTCGTCGGCCATTTAAGTTCTCCGTGCGATGGGCCTGATTGGGGCTGGTATCTTTTTCTCTTTTGGTTTTTTGATGTCGCGCATCATTTTTGCGAAGCGGCGCATCATGTATGCATAGCGAACGGCTGAGAGAACGTCGTCGTTAAGCTTGACGATTTTCCCGTTTTCATCACGGTGATAGAGGCGGAACTCCTCAAAGAATGGCTCACAGGTGTTGAATACTTTGAAGCGACCATCGAGCATCATGTCGCGCAATTCAGTGATGCCAGGCTCAACAGCATTACCGCCATCAGGCCATGTCGCATGCTCCTGTAACATCATAAATCCAGCGTCTGCATACTGCCCTTTGAGCTGCTCACCGCCGCCCTTCTCATGCTGGTTTCCGTCATGAGGCCATGCGGTTGGCACTTTATGCGCCCATGATTTAACAGCCCCCCATGCCTGAACAGCTGTTTTTTCTTTCGCCTTCCACACGCGTGAAACGTAGATTGTGTCTGCGTCCTTATCCCACCAAAGCTGAACCTGAGCCTGTGGGTGATCCCATCCGAAATCCATCCCGCCAATCACGTAGAAGTGATCAGGACACTCGAACGGCTGACACTTAATAGTCTCTTCCGGTATCTGGAAGATTCGACCACTACCCATCGTAGGAATACCGCGAGCACGCGCCTCTCTCTCATGCTCAGGATAAGATGCGATGATTTGCTCTTTCTGTTCGTCTGTGTAGTGCTCAGCGTCGTAGATGGTCATGTTGACCACTTTCTGCGACTTGCTGGGATTCTTCAGGAACTTGGTAACAACGTCAGACATCCCCATCAGCGGGGTAAACGTCAGAATTGAGAATTGACCGTATTTGTTGGTACGGGTAAGACCTTCGCCATAAATGCTGTATGGTGGCTCTTCGTCAAACCACACGCCGTGGATTGTGTCACCCTGCCAGCGAGCACGGCCTTGCGAGTATGGTTTGAAGTAGCAGATTGAAATGCCATCTTCAACGCCATCAGCCGTGTGATGCTTAACCAGAAGGTGATCAACAAGGTTCGGAAAGAAAGGAGACTTCTTCCAGCTAATGATGTCATCTTTCGGTATTGAACCGTAGCCCGGTTCATCATTCTCTTCAATACGACCGCACAGGATGCGTTGAGTCGTTTTGGTTACCGTCTCGTTTGTCTCGCCGCCAATCCAGAAGACAACAGGCTCATAGAAACGCCTACCTTTCCACTCACCGCCATATTTACCATCAGCAGGATAGCCTTTTGTGCCCGGATAACGCCCGGTAAGGTGAAACGCGACTTCAGCAGCACCAGTAAATGACTTACCAATCTGGTTACCAGCCATAAAACAGCGCTCTGGATAGTCATGCCCGGCGTCGATGAACTCACGCTGTTTGCTGTATGGCGTAAATTCATATAGCAGGTGTGTGTTCCGGTAGTTCTCTTCTTCTTCGAGTAGCTCGAGCAATTCGATTTGCTCTTCGTCGCTCAGGTTATCAAGAATCGCGTCCAGTTCCACGGTTGAATAGCTCCTTGATACGAGAGCGTCGCTTATCGCGATCTCCCTTATCAGGTGTCACGTCTTCAACTTGCGACTGCTCTTTGAGGCCCAAATCACGGGCGATGATGTTAGCGTTGAGAAGGTCAGCGGCTGCGCCAGAGAATTTCTGGTCGTAGATGACCTGCTCTGCTCGCGTAACGACTTCAGATAAATCTTCTCGCAGGCGATATGTGCGCCATGTTTCAAGCGTCACATCAATGAAAAGAGTGAGGCCTGTAATGGTCATCGCTCGCATCTTGGCGATAGGCTCTTGTATCACTTCACCCTGATACGAGAACGCCTTCATCTCCCATAGCGGGTTAGCTTCCACCCACTCGAAGTATTCACAACAAGCAGCCCACAGCGCCTCAGGCGATTCGAATTTAGGATTTCGCCCATGACTACTGCGGGCCTCCCAAAATCGGTTGCCCTTTGGTGCTGCCATATTGATTATTTCCCTTCTGCTTGCTTCCCAGTGGTGAACGAATCAACGCTGCCGCCGGAATAGCAGTCAAGATCAATTGCGACTTGTACCGCTTCTCTCGCATTTTTGCCACAGTGCATGGCAGTGCGAGCAATCAGCCCACCACTACCAATGGCGTATGGTTCAACCTGTGGCGAAATACTCGCCCGCGTTTCGCCTTTCTCTTTTGAGATGATGTAAGCACGACCAGCACCGATGATAGCAAGCGCTGTGAAAGAGAATGTCGGGAGAAATTCTGATGCATACGTCAGGTTGTTCTTAAGCAGTTCCTGCAATTCCATCTCCGCGCCGCAATCACCAGAACAACCTAATGCAACCACTTTACTGCCGCAAACCTCCCACCCAGATTCTGGCGGTGTGTAAATCTTTTGTTCTGTATACGAACACACAACATCACCAGATGTTGCCTGGGTGTCAGATGCCAGGGTCTTTCCATCCCATGCAATAGTGGTCATATCATGCTCCGGTGGTGAACAGGTCTAACGCTTCCTTCGATTTACGCACCGCTTCGATAGTGCGGGTCGTGATATCTGAATTAGCGCCGCCTGACTGGAAGTGAATTTTAAATAGCTCAAGCTTCAGCTCGTCAGTGCCAATGAATTGAAATGCTTCCTCTGCGGCTGCGTTCTGGTTCATGACCAGTTTGTAAATCTCTAACTGGAATTTCTGTTCTTCAGTCATGGGAATAATCTCTGCCATTGTTGGCTCCGTTTATCCGTTAAAAGGGATATCAGTTAATTTATCCCGTGTAGGGTATAAGCCATTATCAAAGCCACTCTGTAGGGAATGGCTTTTGTAATAACTACTGTTCGCTTAGCTTCTGCTTCAGCAAGTAACCTTCCAGCATCCAGATTTTATTCACCGCATTTTCGCGGGCGATCTTACGCCCGATCTCCTGGTCAAAGTTCTCCGGGCTGGCGCACGCAGACTCGCCGGTTACGGTAAAGCCGTTCTCCAGCACAAGAACGCAGAAGGTCAGCAGTTCGAGTGATTGCGGGCCGGTTCAGGCTCTTCCTGCTTCAGCCACAACGGTGAGCTGCGATATCCGTCCGCGCCGGTAAAGTAAAACTCGCCTGAGATAACAGCTTCAATGCGTTCCGGGGTAACACGCGCGGCCGTTTTGCCTTTCTCAACGATTTCTTTTTCGATTTGCTGTTCGTTCATAATTATGACCCTGTGGAGTGGTTGCTTGATTAGGATGTCTTTCCATCAGTCCGCCACCACAAAGAATCTTTTTTGCCATAAGGCAGGAGGTTCATCTTTCAGTGGCTGCCAGTGTTATTTCCCCACTTACTGGCTTGGGTTGCTTCGTGGCACTGCCGTAACTGGTGGTGCACAGATTTAGTTAAATCTGTTCTCGCCTGAACTATCTTTTACATACCCGGATTGTGGGGTGTAAATCACGGTTTCATTATCAAGCCCACCCGTAGATGTGCTTTGGAATGGCTACTGGCGGTCATTATGCTCGTAACGAGATACCGTCTTCCCGTTCTGGTTCATCACGTAGGCGACCTCGCCAGGTTTCAGGAATACATTTTTGTCCATTCCCGATACCGCGATGCTCTGCTGCCCCGGATTGAACCCTACACTCAACCCGCAATGAATCTCTTCACCGCCACCTGGCGACATTACTTTTACTGTTAACATGCTTCTTCTCCTGCTTCTTCTGGGAATAAAAAAGCCCGACAGAAGTCAGGCTCTGTTATTTGGGTGACGAATCACTTAAGACACTGCTCTTTGATGTAGTCCTGCATGCCGCGAATCATTTTGTCAGCGGTTGCGATTCCGTCCCGGTGATCGAAATAATTCCGTCGAGCGTCTGGAGTAAGTTCGGGGGCTCCTGCATCATCCACGCCGGTGGAGGAGGTGGCTTTTGGCACTCCAGGGCAGGTTGCGGCGATGCGCAGCCGTTTAGCGCCAGAATCGACATCACGACGCAAATCGTTAATGGTCTTTTTCGCATCGGACAATTCCTTCGTGTATTTGGCATCCAGTGCAGCGACATCACGCTGGCGGGTCTGCATGTCTTTAATGGTGGCGGTCGCCAGGAGGAGTTTCTCAGTGGCCTTATCGCGCTGGTCTCTGTAAGTGATGGCGTTGTCGCGGTAGTGGTTCACGAAGAAAGCCAGTGCGCCGATTAACGCCAGCACCAGCAACTGCAGCCAGTAACGCTTAACCAGTGCGCTAATCATGACAGGAACAGAGCTCGCTCTGCCTTGCGGCGATTCGTGAGCCCCGGCATCACCTTTCCGCCTGATTTATTCCAGCGCAGAAATTCATCTGCCGCGCCTTTTATATCGCCAGCATTCAGCTTTTTCAGCAGTGTAGATGTGGAAAGAGCACGCGACCCAACGTTGTAAGCGAACGACACCAGTGCGTCGAACTGGCCTTGTGTCAGCTTCACCCTGACAACTTTCAGCACGTCATTCTCATAACCAACAAGCCCTGTTTTCAGAAGCCTGTCAGCGGTTTGCTGGTCGATAGTCATACCGCGCTTTACTGGCTTTCCGTCAACCGGATGGGTCCAGCCATAGCCGATGGTCCACGGCGCATCTCCCGTTCCGGGGTCTGGGTAAGCAGTCAGCCGACAACCTTCAAATTTTTTTATCAGAGCAATTCCGTCAGGACTGGTTTGCATCGTCAACTCCCGCCTTTTTTGCTGCAAGTTTTTTAATAAGATTGCCGATCGAATCGGTGCCGATGTATCCAATAAAGACGCTGGCTATGTAGGCGAGGTTGCTGCTCAGGCCGATAAAGTCCAGAAGGTCACGAACGAACCAGGCAATCATCGCGCACATCAGCGCATCAATTAGCGTTTTTGTTACCGCGCCGCCGTTATAGCGACCACGCAGATACGCCATGATAAAAGCCAGCATTGCACCAATACCCTGCTCCTTGGCGGCAAGTAGCGCAGCGATGAAATCTTGTTTGTATGGCATTTTCATAGGCCTCACCTCCGATTTTTCGGATGGCGCTGTGTGTGTATGAAAAGGATCAGGCTTCACTGGCTGGATTTTCAACAAAGCACGTAGTGATTGATTCCCGTGAGCCTGAAATAAAAAACCCGCTCAAGGCGGGAATGTTAGGGTGTGGCAATGTCAGCTCTGCGGCTGAAGATACCCTGGCTGGGTTTTTGGTGCCGGTTAACGGATTTGAACCGCTACCTATTCACTTACAAGGCGACCGCTCTACCATTGGAGCTAAACCAGCATGTTTGGCGGGACAGCGTGGACTCGAACCACGATAAGAAGGTTAACAGCCTTCCGTAATGACCTTTATACGACTGACCCAAATAAAAAAAGCCACCGTTGCAACTTAAGAGTCACTAACGGCAGCTTACCCTCTAATTATGGCTAAATGGCTAATTGCATGTCAAGGCTTTTAACAGCAACATGCTTAACTTTCTCAACACGTTTACGCATTTTGAAAGCATTTTGCATTGGCTGGTATAAAACAAATAATGACGCTTTCAGGATGTCGTCAATTTCGTTTCTACAGGTTGCCAGTGAAGGTTTTCTCCATCCCTCGCCACCACGTCCACACATCTTGCGTGGCTTTGCAGTCGCGTGATAGTAGGATGCAATTGCTCGCTTAGATGAACCATGAGCGTAGTAGCTGAGGAGGATGCCAAAGGCTTTCTTGTCAATGTACATGACGGAATCGACGACCTGAGAAATCAACATTCCATCATCATCATTACACATTGGCCTTGTCATAATTCTTCCCGGCTCTACGCTCTCCATGAACTTCGCTATTACGCTGCTCATGCGCTTTTCCAGACGACCTGAATAAACCCATGCGCCCCACAGTTCAAGCCAGCCATTCAGCCACTCGTGCTGCTCTTTGGTGAGGTTTAGTTCTCTTATGCCCACGCGCCTTCTCCCTGTACCTGAATCAATGTGAGGTTTCCGCAGAACACTGCGCCGG